GGTGCTGCACAGACATTTGGTAATGCACGTACAACTCGTGTACTAGGTGTAGATGTACTAGAAGTTCCTTACTACCCAGCAGGTTATGTTGATTTAACATTCCCTTCTAACCGTGTATGGGGCTTCCAGAGAGACATCACTGTAAACCGTGAATACAAGCCAAAGAAAGACACAATTGAATACACAGTATTCGTACGATTTGGTCTTGCTTGGGAAGAACTAGATGCAGTCGCATATGTTGACTCAGATAGTGCTGATTCCTAAAATATAATCATCACGTACTAGGGAGGACGGCATAATAACCGTCCTCCTTATTGTCATTCTGATGGTATAATTACAAGTGAACACGGGAGAAAAAAATGAATCTAACAATGGATCAATTAAAAGATAAAACAGTAATGGCACTAAAAGCATACGCAAAGAAAAATAACATAGAGTTGTTTGAAGCAAACACAAAACTTGAAATTTTAGAAATTTTGGCTAGTTGGATTCCGCCAGAAAAAACAGAAGAGACTGTAGAAGAGGCAGATAAGGCTAAAAATCTAACAAATAAAATAGCACTATATTCAGATAGAAATATTCATATGGATAACTTAGGTTCACTAAAGGTGGGGTATAACATAGTTTCAAAGGAGGCATCGGAAAAGTGGCTCACTCACAGGCTAGTGCGTATAGCACCACCTGAAGAAGTAGCATCTTATTACGCTAAAGCATAATGTCAACAATTCTTCGCCTACCACCATATCCAATAACTGTTAAATACACAGTTCCAGATGCTAATGCTAAATATGTCATAGTGATTGAAGACGTTGCAGAACAGTCAGAAGTTGTTGCTTACAGAACATCAAACGCTAGCAAAGAAGTTACTTATGTTTTAGATGATGATTTTATTAAATATGATAAGTCATACGCTTTAACAATTCATGAAGACTTAGAGGAAAGTGGTATCGTTTTAGCAGATCGTGGAGACATTGTTGTTGAAGATAATTTAGAAGTAAAACGTCCATACGTAAGTCCTACACTCTTAGCAGCAGCAAATAATCAAACATCTGCAACAGAAATTGCAAAATATACAGAATATGAAAATTTAGCAAGATCAATTATTGATTCAATAACTGGTGGATTTTATTATGAACGTGAATTTTTTGAAATTGTTGGGCAAGAAGTAGATTATATTCCGCTTTGGAAAAGGGTGCATAAAATATTGAAGGTATATGAAAATACTGTATTGGTATATAACGTATACGATGAAGAAGGTCCAGCATTAACAGATTATACATATGTAATTACTAAAGATAAGACTGCTATTACAAAAGATCCAAATCAAGCAGAAGGCGCTATAAACAGAGCAGAAAGACGTCCAGCAAGAATTCCAATTGGTTCATCAGATTCTTTTTCTCTTTTTGATACAGAAGATAGCGGAAACACAATGACTGTAACTCCTGGAGTTGCATTTCCAACAGGAATAGATCTTATATTATTATTAGAAACAGGGTATAAAGTAGTGCCTATTGATATTCAAGATGCTACAAAGTTATTAGTAGAAGACATTAGATGTGGCAAATTAGATTATTACAAGAGATATATTAGCAACTACAGCACTGATCAATTTAAAATTCAATACGACAAGAGAATGATTGAGGGTACTGGAAATATTATTGTAGACAAGATTTTGTCTAAATATGTTAATAATATTGTTCGTCCTGGAGTGTTGTAATGGAAATATGTGAGGTAACAGACTTTCTGTATCCAATGAAGGCTGACATTTACTTCCCTATTCTTGGACAAGGTGGTTATGGCCAACCCACAAAAGACTGGGTATACGATAGAACAATTACCTGTAACGCTACATCTGTAGGTGGATTAGGTTCAGAAGATATTAAACCAGATAATTTCTTAAAGTATGAAAATAAACTTATTGCAAGAACAAAAGAAGACCCAAGGCTTTCTTCAAACAACGCAAACAATGCAACAACAAACATACTTATAACAAATATTAGAGACGCATCTGACAGCATTATTTATAAAGAAACAGCGGGAGCAAGATCAGGCAGAGGAACAATATACGAAGTAGCAACGGTTGAGCCGTTTACTGGTCCATTTGGGTATGCAGAGTATTATAAAATGTTGTGGCGCAGGGCTGAAAACCAGACTGTAGGTGACTAGTGATAGCAAGAACAAACACTGCATCTTTTACTAAACAAATGAATAATATTGTTAACTATTCCCTTGGATTTTTAGAAGGCGTCAATCGTGGTAAAAAAATATTTTTTGATAAATTAGGGGTAGGTACTATTCAAGCATTGGCACAATACATTGACATACAGGCCAGATCCAATCCAAAAGCATTACACCATGTTTACGAATGGAATCAAACTGGCAGTCCAAATGCAAGATTATTTAATCTAGGTTATACCGTTAGCAATTTAGGACTTTCCGTAAATTCTACATTTAAACAATCAAGAAGCGTTTCTGAAAACATGACTACTCCATTTTATAATAAAGCAAAAATTATGGAAGAAGGTATTCCAGTAACAATTACTCCAACAAAATCTAAGGTATTAAAGTTTAACGGACCTAACGGAGAAGTCTTTACAAGCAAACCAATTAAAGTTGAAAACCCAGGTGGAGATTCTGTGCTTGGTAGTTTTGAATCTGTGTTTGATGAGTTTATGATTAGATATTTTAAACAATCTTTTCTAAGAGCCTCTGGCGTTTATGACTACATTAAAAGACCAACGCTGTATAAGAAAAACTTTAAGGCTGGTTCAAAAGCAGGTAGAAGTAAAGGAATTGACACAGGCTTTAAGTGGATAACTAATGCAACAATTGGGGTAGAATAAGACTATGACTATATTAACTGACACTGGATTTCCACCAACTTTTTTAAATAGATACGTTTTGTCTGAGTTGGCTCATTATGGACTAATAGCAGATTCAGACCTGGTAACTCCAAGTCCAATGGTGCCAGCACAGTTTCCAACCAATATTGAAGATTTGTATAATGACAGCATTCAAATTAGACAGACAGAAAGCCCTGTTTTAATTGTTTACGACAGATTAATGAGATTTAGGCCTACTCCTTTTTATTTGAGGAAAAGAGAGCAACTAATATATTTTATTTATTCTACAGATGTTGGTAAGTTAATAGACTCTGTTCGTGTTATATCTAATGCCCTTGATCGTGAAGATTCATCAGCCGAAGACGTAAATAGATACAACATTAATAACCCTATCTTAGATGCTAGTGCAGAAATTGCCATCCCATTTAACCTTATGTTTCATAGCACAAGGGTATACCAAGCAGACGAAAGCAGGGATGTGGCGGAATTAGCCTCAGCCAGAACTCTTTTTGTAAACAAGTTAATTATTGAGTATGACTACCATGTTGCGGTTGACTCAGACTCTAGATACACATAAAAAGCGGTATAATTGCTTTTAGAGGAAACACGCCATACAACTTAATAAATACTTTATGAAAGAGGTGAATAAATATGCCATATAGCCGTGGTACGTCAAATAACATTATCGTAGGTGCAGCAGCATTCTTCGTAAATGATACAACTTTGACTCCAGCAACTTTAGCGTCATCAGCAGTGATTGATTCAAGTGAGTCTTACAAGGAAACACTTACATCAGCCGCTACTTATACCAACGTGGGTTACACCATGAATGGTTTGGAATTACAGTTCCAACCAGACTTCGGTGAAGTTCAGGTAGATCAAATTCTTGACGTTGCAAGACTATACAAGCAAGGTATGCAAGTTAATCTTGTTACCGCTTTTGCTGAAGCAACTTTAGAAAACTTGCTTTTAGCGCTAGCATATGATGATTCTAAACTTACAGGAAATAAAAATGCATCTACAGGTCAAACACTTAACCTGAGTGCAGGAGACATTGGAGATGTTCCAGTAGAACGAGGAATCGTTGCTGTTGGTCCAGGATCTGGTGACCCAGCAACATTTGCGGATAAAGAACGTATCTACGCAGCATATCGTGCTCTTTCAATTGAGAACGTAACTGTGTCAGCAAAGCGTGACGAACCGTCAATGTTTGAAGTTTCATTCCGTCTTCTTCCTGAAGATACATCAGGTTCCTATGGTAAGATCATTGATCGTACCTATGGACAATCATAATCTAAACTTAGATTAACTCAAGACCCACCTTTAATTAGGTGGGTTTTTTGTTTTGCCTGTGATAGAATAGAAAGATTATGGCAACAACCGTTTATAAAAATAAAATAATTAAACTCATTGATGGTACAGAACTGGAGATTGTTCCATTAAAAATAAAATATTTACGTGAGTTTATGGATGCATTTGAGGATGTTAAAACTGCCAAAAATGATGATGAAGCAATAGATTTTTTAGTTGAGTGTGTAAGAATTACAATGAAACAATATTATCCAGGAATAAATTTAACAAAATCTGATGTAGAGGATAGTCTTGATTTGCCAACTATATACACAGTATTAGATGTTTCTGCGGGTATAAAAATTAATCAAAAATCTGAAGAAACAGTAAAAGATCAAGCAACAGAAAGTGGTTCAACCTGGTCAGAATTGGATCTAGCCAAGATTGAGTCTGAAGTATTTTTATTGGGTATATGGAAAGATTACAGAGAATTAGAAGAGTCTTTATCTATGCAAGAATTAATTGCAACCCTTTCAAGTCGTAGAGAACTTGACTATCAAGAAAAGAAATTTTTGGCTGCAATTCAGGGGGTAGATTTAGATGCTCAGTCTGGAGAATCAAAGGGGCAAAAAGAATGGGAAGATATGAAGGCTAGAGTTTTTAGTAAGGGCAAGACTGGTGATGGGAAAGACATATTAGCACTTCAAGGACAAAATGCTGTAAAAGCAGGGTTTGGCATTGGTTACGGCCTTGATTACGAAGATTTAACAAAATAAAATAATAAAAAATAAGTTTCAACATGCTATAATTAACATAACCTATAGGAGGAAATAATGGCAACAACTACGTATGAGGAAACTACTCTTACATTAATTGATGGCACAAAGGTTACAGTACGTCCTCTAAAAATCTCTCTACTTCGTCCGTTTATGAAGAAGTTTGAGGGTGTGGGAGCAGTGGCGGAAGATAATGGCAAGTCTATGGACATTCTTATGGAGTGTGTGCAGATTGCAATGAAACAATACAAGCCAGAACTCTCTGAAGACGTAAAAAAACTAGAGGAGAATATTGATCTCCCAACAGTTTACAAGATCGTAGAAGCAGCATCAGGTATTAAACTTGCTGAAGTTTCAGACGTTCTTGGCGTAACTATGGCTGAATAATTTAAAAGAGGTGTGAGACTAAATGGCTGATGTTAATGCTAATATTGGTATTAATATTGATTCCTCTAATGCATTAACACAGTTAAAAGCATTACAGCGTCAAATATCTCAGTTTCACACCTCAATATCTAGATCAAGTGAAGCAGCAGCCCTTGCACAACGGGGATTACAAAAGAATCTTTTAAATAGCATAAATTCTATTGGCGCATTCTCTGCTGAAATGCGTACAGTCAAAACATCTGCAGAATCATTTACCAATTCATTAGAAAAAAATAAATTTTCAATGCGGGAATACTTCCGCTATGCGGGAGCATCTACAAAAACATTTGGCAGACTATTTAAATCAGAGTTTGACACAATTGGTAAGGTATCAGAAGAACGTGTAAAAACATTACAAACCCAATACATTAAAATGGGTCGCAATGTTAACGGGGTAATGGAAGCAATTGCTATTAGACCTACTAGCCTTAACATGCAAGACTATGGCACAAAAACAGCAATAGCAGCACAAAAACAAGCATTATTTAATCAGTTAATGAAACAAGGATCTACCAATCTATTAAACTTTGGTAAGAATACACAATGGGCTGGACGTCAATTAATGGTTGGTTTTACGCTTCCACTTATGGCTGTAGGAACAGCAGCAGCAAAAGCATTTATGGATATGGAAGCGCAAGCAATTAGATTTAAAAAAGTTTATGGAGATTTATTTACTCCACAAGAAGAAACACAGGCAGCGCTAGATAACATTACAGAACTTGGAAAACAGTTTACAAAGTATGGAGTAGCAGTATCTACTACCGTTGGTTTAGCAGCAGAAGCAGCAGCAGCAGGTTTTCAAGGTTTAGATTTACAACGTCAAACAACAGAAGCAACACGTCTTTCTATTCTTGGTCAAGTTGATAGTCAAAAGGCTCTTGAAACAACCATTTCATTGCAAAATGCTTTTGGTATGTCATCCGAAAAACTTGCAGAATCAATTGATTTTCTTAACGCAGTAGAAAACCAAACAGTTGTATCTCTTGATGATATTACTACTGCAATTCCAAAGGTAGCGCCAGTTATTCAGCAACTAGGCGGAGATGTAAAAGATTTAACATTCTTTATGGCTGCTATGAAAGAGGGTGGCATCAATGCATCCGAAGGTGCAAACGCACTTAAGTCTGGCCTTGCAGCATTAATTAATCCAACAACAAAAGCAAGTGCAATGCTTGCTAGTTTTGGAATTAATGCAGATGCTATTGTTGAAAAAAATAAGGGAAATCTTAAAGCAACAGTATTAGAGTTTGCAACAGCACTCAACCAACTAGATCCACTTAATCGTGCTAGAGCAATTGAACAAATGTTTGGTAAGTTTCAGTTTGCTCGTTTGTCAACATTATTTGCTAACGTAGCCAAAGATGGAAATCAGGCTGCTCGTGTTCTTGATTTAGCAAATTCTTCTGTTGAAGATCTTGCATCTTTGTCTGAAAAAGAATTAGGTATGACTGCAGAATCTTCAATGAATAAATTTAAAAAGAGTGTTGAAGATCTTAAATTTGCATTAGTTCCAGTTGGTGAAG